ATTGTTTCAGCTTTGGTATAAGGTTTTGTATCATCATCTTCTTTATTTCCCATTTCAAAAGCACCACCAGCATGAACAATACCGATGTACCCATTTTCTTTTTTGTGCTTAATTCGATAAACTGGATAAACTTCCGCACTACTATCGTTATCAATCGTAGCTGTTAAAATACCAGTTTCTGAATCTATTTCTGCTGGAATTGAGGTTATTTCTATAGCTTCAGCAACACCACTTGGAACGACCCATGTAATCGTGCCATGACCTGTATAACCATTGGTATCTGGCGTAAAACTTCTAGTACCATCTACATAAGCCATAAAATATCTATCAGGTAAATTACCAAATATCAATTCTTTAGGCTCTGAAACTGCTAAAATAGCTTCTAATTTATCAAGTTTGTTCTTAATGTCATTTTTTATTTGAAAAGGCATTGTTATTGTTTTGATGCCACGTTTTGAATAAAGAAAAAGAGAACCATCAGCCGATTCTCTATCTTTTAAAGTTGATTGCCAGTCAGCACCATTGAATGGATTGAAACCAGCTTCTACATTGATTAAATCTTTCAATTCATTTTCATTAAACATAACTGATAAATTTAAACTCATATATTAACTATTCCCTCCATTCTTTGATTTCTATTTTGATTAAAAGCAATTTGTTCAGACATACCCGGTGCTAATCTTTTGTTGATTTCTTGACTGTCAATATTCAAAGATAAATCTTTATTTGCAATAATCGCCAATAATTGAATCATTTGAGAAAAATTACCATCCATATTGCCCATTTGATTGGCAACCGCTTTTTCTACATAAGCCATCAAGTCGCTTAATGGTGCTACTGCTTCTTTTCCAGCTTCACCGCCGACCATTAAACTATTACCGTTCTGCCCAAAAACAGTCGGCTTAGTTAAAATACCACCGTTTGCATACCAATCAACTGATAATGAAGGGATAGAACCTTTTAACAAGTCGCCAATTTTCCAACCCGATGGACTAATTCCAAAATGTGGCATAGGAATTTTTGGCCATGTGATTGAGAAATTGAAAAATCCTTTAATAGCATCGATTGCACCTTTTACAACAGATTTCACTGTATCCATAGGATGAGTAACTGCATTTATAATTGAATTAAATACATTACTAACCGTACTCAAAATATTTCCTAAAATATTAACGAATACAGAAATTACCACACCGAGTGCTGTTGAAACGGTGTTAATAACTTGATTCATTATGCCCCCAATAATATTAAATATTCCATTAAAAACTTGAGCTACACCTTTACCAATTTGCTCGCCGTTCATCGTAAAAATACCCACAATAATATTTAGAACACCTTGAATAACACTAACAACACCGTTGAGTATAGTCATAATATTATTTATCGTATTTTGAAAAAATGAAACTAACATATCAAGAATTGGCTGAAGCCTATTGATCGCATCACCGATACTAGTCATTAATGAATCAAAAAACGGCGATAACATTGAGAAATTTTCTTTTAACCAATCAACTATTGCACCCCAATTTTTAATAACTAATATAACAGCAACTACTGCGGCTATTACACCCGCAATTATCGGTAGAATTGGTAACAAAGCCGTTCCAATAAATGCGCCTATACTTAATCCAGCTCCTGCGGCCGCCGCTGATAATGCAGCTATTGCACCACTCAATGCAGAAAATATAGTTATTATAGATGCAATAAACGGTGCCAAAGCAGTGAATGCTACCAATAACGTACCTAAAACAACCGCAAAGGTTTTGATACCTTCTGGCATGTTAGAGAATGTTTCTCCTAACGATTTTAAAATCGGAATTAATGCATCTAAAATTGGTTGTAATCCTTCTGCAATTGTTGCTCCAATTTCTTGAAAAGATAGTTTTGCAGTTTGCAACGCAACATCTTGCCTGTCTATTGGGTCTACTGTTGCATCAAATGTATTTGCAACAGTACCAGCTGCATCTTCTGCAGCATAACCTAAATCACCTAAATTGATTGTGCCTCGTTTGATTGCATCAACCATTTTTGTTGCACCTTTAGTACCGAAAACTTCAGATGCAATTGTTAATGCTTCAGTTTCATTTGTTGCACCTAAAATAGCATCGATTGTGCCATTTAAACCTTCTTGCAATGTTTTACCATCTTTTGCATAAGCGACATTTGCTTTAGATAAAGTACTTAATGCTGCCGAACTATCAACACCTGCTTGTTCAAATTGACCTAACATTTGCGCACCTTCATCAAATGAAAGACCTAATGTTTTAATCTGTGGTGCGCCATCAACCGCTTTGCTCATTAAATCATCAACGGATACTCCAGTTTGTTGACTGACGTATGTAAATGTATCAAGTACAGAACCTAAGTCATCATAACTTAAGCCATAGGTTTCAATCGCACTTTTTGCATTATCAATACTTGATTTAACATCAGTATTATTGATATTTGCAAACTGCATTAACTGAGTGCCGTATCCTGTCAATTTGTCACCAGTAAAACCAAATTGCTGAGTGAGTGAACCTAATGCTTGTCCTAAGTCAGCAGTGCTTTCAATTGGCATAGATGTATATATCGCATCAAATGATGCTTTAATTGCATCAGAATTTTGACCAGTAGTTGTTGTAAAGGTATCCATTCCATCATCAATTTCACGGAAAGCATCTTGCGCATTACCAGCAAACTCTTTTATTTTTTCTCCAGCTTCAGCCAAAACTTCCGTTGCCTGTATCATGTTTCCTGATGTAATACCACCACCAATTTTCGATAATTCTTCATCGGTAGAGTTAGATGTTACTTTCAATTCTTCTAAATCAGTTTTGACATTATCAATGCTTCCACCATCATCAACTTTATCTAATGTTTGTTTCATCTGGTTTAAATCAGTTTCAGCTCCAAGCGCTTCTTTACCGATTTTATTTAAAGCAACTTCTAGTTGGTCACTCGTAGCAGTACCGTTTTTAATAGCATTAACCATTCTAGTACCTAAAATATCGGAATAATCATCTAAACTTTTTCCTGTAGCTTCAAATAGTGTGTCTAAGCGTTTAGTATTCTGAGAAAGTTTGTCTTGTTCAGATTGCAAACCACTTAATTGTGATTTATAACCATTTAAACTTTGTTCAGTAGATGCTAATTCACGTTGAAACGCTCGATATTGTTCTTCTCCAATGTTGCCAGATTTAAATTGAGCTTCTACCTGTGATTGTGCTGATTTAAGTTGATTCAACTTATCAGAGGTATTCTCAATTGATTTAGTCAGCAATTCTTGCTTTTGAGCTAAACCAGTAGCATTACTTGGATCAAATTTTAAAAGTTTGTTGACGTCTTTTAATTCAGAATTTAATTTGACTGACGTTGTATTAACACCCTTTAAAGCTTTATCAAGTCCTTCTGCATTACCATCAATCTCAATCGTAATACCTTTAATATTTTTTCCTGCCATATTTTCTCCTTTCCTTAAAAATTATTGAAATCTGCTTGCGTTGCTTTACGAACTGGAACACGTTTATTTTCGTCTTTAGTATTGTTGTCAATCCATTCTTGGATATAATCCAAGCATTGACCAATGTTCATGTTTTCCATTTCATTGATTGTTAAACCAACTCTTTTACAGACATAAAAAAACGATTCTTCAGTGAATAACTCACTAGAACCGCTTATTTCATCAACTTTTTTTTTGATTGAATACTCGCTTGCAATAAATCAGTAATCATTGGGAATACTTCGGCAATCGGCATTGAATCGAATGTATCTAGCCACTCAATCGGTTCAGGAATTGTTGAATCAGCAGTTTTTGCCAATACCCAAATAAAATTGTAGAATATTTCAAAATCAAGATAATTTAAATCTTCAAATGAAATACTATCTAAATCAAGTGTTAAATCTTCATTTTCAGAATCTTCATTATCCTTAGATTTAGGTGTCTTATTAGCTAATTTTGATAATTTAAACAATTCAGAAAAATAGTCTTTTCTAAATTGTGCTTTATAACGTAAAGGTGTTGCAGCGGTCGATTTTAAGCGAACTGGTGTTTCATCGATATAAATTGTTTTTTCCATGAATTCCTCCTAAAAAAAGAAGAGTAGCTAATGCTACCCTTCTACTGGTGTTTCACCTTTGATGTATACTGCTTTAAACCAGTCAGCATACTTAGTTGATTCATCGCTAGTTGTCTGTGTTTTAACTAACTTTCGTTCACCATAAGTCAATTGCTTAGATTTGAAAGGCAATTCAACACCCGAAATATCCTTTCCTGTTTTAGATGAAATCGTGGCACGGCTGCCATTACAATAGTAAATTAAATGGCGTGTTTTGGTTGCATCACCATCAAATTGAAATAATAATGCAAAAGGACTAAACTTAGCGTCTGCCAATTCCGTAATTGTACCGTCAGTTTCGTCTAATTCTTCACCTAGAATGTCTTTACGGAAAGACATAGGCATATTTGCGATTGTTAATGTGCCACTATAACCATTGTTCTCATCTTCAGTAAAATATTGAGAATCGTTATCCGCAGCAAATTCAACCGAATTTGTTTCAGGATCCATTGTAAATTCAACCGATCCTTTTAAAGGTACAGGGGTTGCAAATGTAGGCACACCATTTTCACCGAAAGTTAACTTGGCATAATGTGCGTTTTCAAGACCATATGTTACTTTATTTTCTTTAACCATTTTTCCTCCTAGATAATAATTTCATAAGCTACTTCGTACATATTCTCTGTATCTATATAGCTTTCGTATGTGTCATATTCAATTTTGTTGCTATCTAAAATAGCCTCTAGTTTTTCTTCTAATTCAACGTCTTTTTCTTCTGAATATAATTCAATAGTGACGTTACTAAACTTTGCGTAGTTATAATTATCAGCCTTTAAAGTGCCTTCGTTGCTATCTACATAAAATAAAATGTAAGGTAAAGACGGAGCTTGACCGACTTTAAACGCACGATATTTAACTGGAATTGCCATAGTATCGAGCAAAGCTCTTAACTCGGTTAATGTCATGATTTAATTGCCGCCTCCGTTCTTTTTTCCATAGATTCAATAGCAACTCGTTCAGCATCAACAATATGTGGCTGCGCTTGCGTTCGACCGCCATTTTCTTTGGCATGGCCTTTTTCTAAAATATGAGTTAACTGGAAGTCAGTTGAGTTATGTACAATATAACCTGTTCCGTCTCTTTTCTTCCGCCAACCCTTAGCATATTTACCACGTCTGCCCTTTGGACTATTGGCGATTAAGTAATCAACCGTTTTATCAGCTACATCCTCTTTTATTACTTCTAACTCTTGTTTAACCTCTTCAGTATACTCAGCAAGTGATTCAGCAATAAGACTGCCAATATCCATTAACTCAACCCCTTTTTAGATTTAAGTTTCAACTCAATTTCCTCATTAGAAATTTTGTAAGTATTAACGATTTGATAAGTAATATCACCAATTTTTACAAGCTGTTCATTGCTATATTCAAAAGGATGAATAACAATAATCTTAGAAATTTCGATATTTGACTGACCAGCAAGCAATAATTCACCTCTTGAAATAGGTTTTTCATATCCTAAAAGCTCAATTTCTTTGTATTTTGGTACTTTATCACCAATCTTATTGGTGTCATATCCATCTTCTTGTAACAAACTAATCTCTAAATCCCAATTATTCATCGCTACCACCGCCATATTTGATTATCAGATTACGCAACCGATATTCAAGATTACGTGGCATAGCTCCACCTCCACGATTTTCATAACGGAAAACTGATAAATCGACAACAAACATTAAATGTGTTGTATTTGTTTCGTCTAGTTCTATGCCTTTTTCATCGATTAATTCATTTTTTACACCAGCAATTATTTGTTCAAGCAATTTATCACGAACATTTGACTTATACCCTAAAGAAGCTTTAACCAAATCTAATGCGGAGGTTTCAAAATCACTTGCCATTTTCGATCACTTCCTCAATTAAAGGTTGTCCTCGCAAATTATCGGCAGATAATAATTCATCAATTCTAGCTTTTTTATTACGCCCTTTTTCAGGATACACATCGCCTTTTCGATAGATATGCTTGGTCTCTTTGTCTGTAAAATCAATCAAAACTTTATATTTCATCGATACTCTCCTTTCAAACAAAATAAAAAGAAGGGATTAAATCCCCTCTTTTAGCCTTCTGCAGGTGCTGCAGTATAAGTAATGTAGAAACCTGCTTCTGAATCAGTTTTCTTAACGTCATAGCGAAGTACACCAGCTAATAATTTACCGTAAATTTCATTTGCTACCCATTGAACAGATACTTTTTTACGGTCAAAGAATGCTGTATGAGCTTTTGCATCGCCAACAAATCCTACCAAATCTCCCTCGTTCGTACCGATAATATCATCATCTAAAACAACTAATTCTTTACCAAATAGAACCTTACCACTTGCAGTAGTAATGGAATCTTGTAACAAGTAACGTCCGTTCTTGTCTTTTAACTTATCAAGTTCAGAATACAATGAAGATGAGATATAGAATTTAACATCATAAACTTTTTTAATGCCTTTGTTCACTAGGTCTTTTAATCCATCAACTCCCGTCACAGCTTTTGCAGTGGCAGTTTTTAAAATGTCGGCAATATCTTCGTTAGAAGTATTTCGTCCTTGATCATCAATTTCATCAACAATTAATCCTGTTACGTCATAATCAGCATCGTCAATAACCTCTTCTGAAACAGGAATATAGCCACGTCTTGTTTCAATTGAGTAATCAATCTCTACAATCGTTGGCTTAGCAAGTTCTGGGTTTGCTGCCAATTCTGCAACAGTATGCATTTTACTACCTGATTTAGTGATTACTGGATATTTACCAGAACCGCTATTAACCGGAATTACTTTAACGTAATTTCTTAAATCTACAACATCTTCAGGAGTTTCTTGAGGTGTTAATAATTCTTCTGGAATTAATGCGCCACCTTCAATTGAAGTAAACCCATCACGTTTTTCACCACGAGAATGGACAAAAGAATTAATGCCAGATCGCAATTCTTCGATTTTTTCAGCACCTTCATGTGTTTTTACAGTTTTTCTTTTCATTGAGCGTTTTTTCCTTTCTTCCTCATCTTTTTTAGCGGTATCATCTTCATTAATTGCAGCTAATTCTGCTTCTAAATCAGATTTGTCATCTTCTAAATCTTTGATTTCAGCATCTAATTTAGCAATTTCCTTTTCTAATTCATCGGCAGATTTCTCGACCTCTTCAATATCTTCAGGCTTTTCGGCTTCAGTTAATGCAGTTTCCAATTCGCCTTCACGTGTTTCTAAAGATGAACGTTTTTCAAGCAATTCTTTTAGCTTGTTTGAGCGTTCATTAATTTTTCTACCTAAAATAAGTTGTTTTAATGCCATTTAATTTTTCCTCCGTTTGTTTTTTTAATGATTCAAACGCTCTTTTATGTGCGTTTTTAATCTGTTTACTACGTGCCTCTACTGCTGTATCTTGATAAGCAGGGAATGTTACAACTGATACTTCATATAATTTGATAGACTTGATAATAAATTTGACTGTTCCATCAGGATTTTGAATCATTTCTTCGTTCAAAATATCGAATCCAAAAGAACATTGGTCTACATCGCCACGCATTACACGTGAATACAGATTCATAGCTTCTTGGTCTTGCTCATTAACCCTTATCTCGCCATACAATCCTTTAGAATCGACTGACAAGCTTAAGGTTGACGATTTAGTCCGACCAAGGACTTTATCAGTTTCATGGTCTGTTAATGCTCTGACATCGCTTAAATCAACTCCATTTAATGCTTCTGGTGCGATTTCTTCCCAAACACCGTCATACAATTCCGTTTCTGAATTAAAGACAATAAAATAGCCACTGATAATTTTTTCAGTAGCTTCGTTATTAGTATTTAATTCGCCAATATCCCTCACTTGAAAGGAAGTCCGTTTTTTCATTACTCCTCACCTCCTTTCACTGAATCTTGAATGAGTTTGTTTTGTTTTGTTAAATCATTTTGCTGTAAGTAATTTTCAAGCACCAATAAATCATCCATTTCTGCGTCTGGTGGCATCCCAACCCAATTACGCAATTCATTACGTCTCAACGAGTTGACACTAACCATCTGCACACCAGCACTAACTAAATCATTAAGCGAGTAGTTATAAAGGCTTCTTGGATTGAAATTAAAATACATAGTTGGGTCAATAATCAATTGATTTAGTGTTTGCTGAATAGATTGAGCAAATGACAATATTTTCGTATTAACAAAATTGTTATACTCGTCTTTACTATAATTCCCGACACCTAACAAAAAAGGCGGAACACCTAATAATGAGGCAACCGTCTTTTTATCAATTTCTACTGCTTCGTTAATTGCTAAATCTTGAAGCGTTAATGGTTTTAAAGTTTGGACATTAATCATTCCCTCGGGAATAATCCAAGGTGCACCAGCTTTCTTTCTGGTTAAATAGCGATTTTCAATTTCTGTTCTACCCTCTTCGCTTTCTAAATTAGCAGAATCTGAATCAACCCCAACAACTACGCTTGGCATATATTCACTGCTCATGAATGCTTTCTTAGTAACATATGATTGTTTCAGATTATTGACCAAATCTTTTAATGCAATCTTATAACTGCTTCCGATAAACGGTTGATTCGGTTTTGGATTAATCACAAAATGCAATAAAGTTTGTGGATCATATTCTTCTGCACCAATGTTAATTGAATAATCATCATCGCTAATATTAAAAGATACGTTACTCGGTGGAATTGGTTTCAATTCCGATAATTTAAATCCATTGAACACTGGTTTGACTACTGCGTTTCCACCGCCCTCTAATAACAAAACTCTCGTAACCCATGCTATAAAATTCTTTCTTGTCATATAGCGATTGGGATTAATATCCACCACTCTAGATAAATCATTAATTACACGATTATCGCCTTTTTCTGAATTTTGCATGAGCTGAATTGTCATACTAGAGACCATATCAGCGATACGCTCAACTGCCATTCTTACCTCTGGATTATCAGCAAGTCGCACATAATTTTCCGAAATTAATTCTTTAAAAAAATCTGGTGTCGTTATTGATACTAACGGTGTGGTTGTGCTTTCTTGAATCGTTTCGGAACGAATAGAATTACTTCGTCGATAAGTAGAATTACCAATCTTTTCTAAATTTGATACCATTTTTATTTATCACCACCTTTCAAATGAATTAGATATTTGGATCACCTAGCCTTTCTTTTTAATAGGTAAAATGATATTGGCGCCATAATCTGGCGTTGAAATCTTTTGACCATATCCTTCTGGGAACCCTCTTCTTTTGTTATCTGGTGGTTTATTATTTATCACTTTGATAATCCAACCACCGAATAGACCACCAACGAAACCAAAGATTAAATTTAATAGCATATCAATCACTCCTTATCACATTCCCCAATTTTCTCTAACCTGCTTATTTTCTCCACCTTCAAGACTGGCCACGCAAGCAAACACGCTTGCATCGAATAAGTCAATCCGCTGATTAGGCAGCACTTTTTCAAACTGAATCATATCGTCAGTCTTTTCAATCGCTTTAACATTAGAAACACAATACTCATAAGCTCGACTATGTAAATAATATAATTCAGCATTCTTTGTTTTCACTTCAATATGCCTGAATCCCTCTGATTTACGAGTAAATAACTGAGGCGCATCACGCATCTTGAATTTAGCTTTTTTCATCTTCAAGAAAAATTCACGACCGAACTTTTTATCAAAATGAACTTCTTTTATTTTGAAACCAAGTTCACGCATAGAAATAAACCATTTTACGATATCGTCATATAAAACGGTTGGTGTATTGCTCAACGTTGCCCAACCTTCTTCTGACCATTCAAATAATGGTATATTGTCAACCTCAGCTTTTTCAATTGCGCCCGCACGAGGAAAGAAAGCATGAGTTATTGAAATATCAATATCTTTAATAATCTCGTTGCCATCTGAATCTTTGTACTTATGATTTTTCAAAGTGCCATATAATGCACCTGCTGTTAAATCGTGCAGCTTAGACAAGTCGGCACCGCCAAACCAAACGACTGGTAGCTTAGCTAATTCTTCTAACTTCCATTCAAATTGACTGTCAGAATATTTGAACTCATCAATATCAAAGTAAGCATTTTCAGCGGTGGTAAATATATTCAAAGTTTTATTAAGGTACTCTGATTTAAGCTGTGGTTCTGTCATTGCCTGTTCAGCATCGCTGATTAATTCATCAAGCGTTGTCGTTTCATTTAATGATGGCGTAACAGATTCTAAAACTTGCGGGTCATTCATGGTCGTTATTTCATGAGTAACAGGATTTAAAACGTTGCCTTTCTTATCCTGTTCAGCCATACAAAGATAGATAAAATAGTTATCGTATGCATTGTTGACTATTTGACCGTCTAAGACCTTTTTAAGTGTTTGGATACGTTGAGCCAAGAAACCATTTGCGACGTCGCCAGCGGTTGAAATACCTATTAATAATTTATTACGATAAGCTTTCATCGCATTTTTCATTAACGTATATTTCTTAGCACCTGCACGTTTCCATGAATGAATCTCATCAAGTATTAAGCAATTACAGTTAAATGAATCTAACTTGTCTTCTTGATTTGCTTTAGCAATCACTTCAACACTACCATCGCCAGTATTGGTCAAAATTGAATGTTCCTGATTATTATCTCGTATCCTTAATTTAGGTAAATCGTCTCTTAAAAATTCAACATTGTACGACAAGAAACCAAACGCTTCTTTTGTTTGATCTATAGAATTGGCTAAAATATAAACCTTACTCCCCGATTGCCTATCAAGAATAGATTTAGCCCAACTTAACGCACTCGCAAAAGCTGTCTTTCCTTGTTTTCTGGGTAAAAAAATAAGCGCTTCGTTAAAACGCCTAATGTTAGTATCCTTGTTAAAAAAACCAAACAGATTGACTATGATAAACTTTTGCCAAATCAATAATTTTAGTGGTTTCCCTTTTAAATCTTCACCTTTTAAATTTTGACCTTGCTGATGTTTAATTGTTCCCTCAATAAGACCGATAACAAAATCAAATTGTTCTTGCTTAAAATCCCATTTTTTTGATTTTAAATCATCTAAGAAACGTTGTGCTGCTTGAACACGTTCAATATTGACTAATACCTTGCCTTTAACTATGTCATCAGCATACTTTTTAACCTCCTTAAAATAGGGACTAGTTATTTTCATCTAACCACTTCCGCTCTGATTAAGAAATTGAGCGAATGCTGATTGTTTTGGTGGCTCTTTTTTTACACCTGAATTGTTGGATTTAGGATTTAACATCAATTTATCTGAATAAACGCCAATATCTTTTCTTAAATTTTCTAAGGTTGCGAGAATTGGGCTTTTTTTACCATCTGATTTTTCGGTTTCTATCATTACTTGGTATCCAGATTCTTCAAATTCATTAGTCAAATAATTATACTGATGTAACATATCTGAAAATACGTCAATTAGTTGAGTATATTGGACTTTGTAAACTCCTAACTCTTTCATTCTTTTTATAGTTCGCCGCTTTATTGTATCTTTTGACGGTAATGCTTTGCTCAAATTCTCACCTCATTTCATAGTGGAAAAAATATTTCTGAAAAACTCGTAAATTTGGAAAAAGCTAACCTGCTCGTTCCTTTTTTATTTTTAAATTTTATTTTTTCGAGTGGGGGGATGTATTTTTTCAAATTCATTTTTCCTTTTCGCTTGCCACTCAATGCCAAGCTTAGTTGGCTTATTGGTTACACGATTGTGCATCTTATTATGGCAGCCGTTCTTGCCATCACAAAGACTGATAAGATTCCAACTGCACAAAGCAAGCTCTGGATAGTCCTCGTAGAAGTATATGTGGTG